TTGATGGGAAGTCCGACAAAGAAATTTTAACAATAATAAACGATAAACAAATCACGGAGAAAAAACTATGAAGTGTATTAAGTCAATCAAAGAAACCAAAACGGTTAAGTTAGGAACTATTCAGAGAGTAGCAGATAAAGAAGCAGACGTAAGAGTCAACACAGGAGAGTGGAAATTTATTCCGAAGTCTGAGTGGAAAGAAGTTAGTAGAAAGAAAGCTGAAAAAGTTGTTACTGTTGCTGTTGAAGGTGAAGAAGTTAAAAAAGTAAGAAAGGGTAAGAATAAAACTAACTAATATGACTCAAGAAAAAGATTGGATAAAACCAACCCACTATGGTGGAGAAGGAAACCCATACGAAGTCATAAAGGTATGTGAGGAATGGGGATTAGATAAAGATGCGTACTTGTTCAACGTAGTTAAGTACGTTGCAAGAGCTGGTAAAAAACATCCTGAGAAAGAACTTGAAGATTTGAAGAAAGCGGCTTTCTACTTGGATAGAAAAATTAAAAACTTAGAAAAATGATTTATTGGTTAACAGGTCAACCTGGTTCAGGTAAAACAACTATCGCAAAAGAACTTTGTAGGTTAGGACGAGTTGGATTACATTCTAATTGGTTTAACATAGATGGTGATGACATTAGAAATTTGTTTGATAACAAAGATTATTCTGAACAAGGAAGACGTAAAAATGTTGAACTTGCACAACAAATTGCAAAATACTTGAATACTCACGGAAAAGATGTTGTAGTATCATTAGTTTCACCATATAAAGACCAAAGAGATATATTCAAGGAAAAGATGGGTGAGGATTTAATGGAGATATATCTTCAAACAAATGAAGTTAGGGGAAGAGAACAATTCTTTGTTGAAAATTATGAACCACCAACAGAAAATTACTTGTATATTTGTACTGATAATGTGGGTGTAAACAAATGCGTTCAAAAAATATTAAATGAATTATAAAAATGTTAGAAACAGGAAAAATATTTAATGGGAATTGTGTGGACGAAATGTCTAAAATGCCTGAGAACTCAATTGATTTGGTGGTAACATCACCACCTTACAATGTAGGTATTGATTATGATACCCATGATGATAGAATGTCCATGGATGAGTATTGGCAATTTACAAAAGATTGGTTAACTCAAGCGTTAAGAGTATTGAAGAGTGATGGTAGAATTGCAATCAATATTCCTTATGAAGTAAATGTACAAGAAAGAGGTGGTAGAATTTTATTTATGGCTGAGTTTTGGGGTATAATGAGAGAAGTTGGGTTTAACTTCTATGGACTCGTTGACCTTGATGAAAACTCTCCACACCGAAGCAAAACTACCGCGTGGGGTTCATGGATGTCACCAAGTAGTCCTTACATTTACAATCCGAAGGAGTGTGTGATTTTGGCTTATAAGAAAGACCGTATCAAAAAAGTTAAGGGTGAGCCTCAATGGATTGGTAAAGTTGTAGATATGTTGGGAGAAGATGGAGAAATTAAAAAGAAAACCGTTTATGAGGATGAAGACAAGAAAGAGTTTATGAGTTTAGTATATGGGCAATGGGAATACTTTGCTGATACAAGACAACAAACTAAGGCAACATTTTCAATGGACATCCCGATGAAAGCGATTAAGATTCTTACCTACAGAAACGACATTGTTTTAGACCCTTTTACAGGTAGTGGAACTAGTTTGTGTGCTGCAGAGATTACAGGAAGGCAATGGGTTGGAATTGAACTTAGTGAAAATTACTGTGAAGTTGCAAGAAAACGGGTAGATGTTTTTATTAATGATAAAAAACAAACAAAAATAGAATTTTAATAGAAGGGTCGTAAGACCCTTTTTTTGTTTCTCTTGATATTTATAAAGAAAAACTATAATGAGTGATATAATCATTAGTGAGGAACAATTATTGAATATTCAAGAATTAATCTTGAAAGAAAACAAAATCCAATTAAGTGAAAGTGAATGGTATAATACTGTTGGAGATGTTTTAGGTCTTATTGACCCTACACCAACCATAGATTTTATAAATGGAATGTCATACATCTCCCAAGGAGATTACCTTTTTGGGTTACTATCTTTAATTTCTGCAGTACCGTATTTTGGAGATGCTGTTGCCAAACCTGTAACAGGGGCATTAAAAATTGGAGGAGCAGCAACTAAAGAAATTCAAGTTGCGCTTAAAGCCGCCAAAGCAGGTGATTTCATAAAATCAGAAAAAATATTAACAAAACTTGCTGGTGAACCAGGTGTTGTTGGTAATTTTGTAAGAACCAGTGAAGGATGGGTCCCTAAAGTTAAAAATGTAATTGATAGAGTTCCATTTGGGCCTTTTAGTGGATTAAGAAATACTGTAAACACTTGGTTTGAATTGTTTGCAAACGCATCCAAAAATAGTAAAGGAATAGCAAAAACTGCTGGTAATTTAGCGTCAAAAATGACTTCGACCATTTCTAAGGAAGAAAAAGTTGTGTTGTTATCATCATTTTTGAAAGATGCTAAAGCAACTAATTTTTTCAATGCTGCGAACTTTAGTAAATCACCCAAATCATTTATGAATTTATGGGGTGGTATGCCAAGATTATTTGGAAATGCCAATGCTAGAGCTTTAGTTAGAAAAACAAAGTTTTGGTTAGGATTTTTAGATTATATTGGGTTAGGTAATTTTGTTGGACCTGATGAAGTTGCTGCGGCACTTGGTGGTGAGGATGCAATGAAAAAGAAATTTGATGAATATTTGGCAACCCCTGAAGCCGCTCGACATTTTCAAGATGACTTTGGAGGTACTCAAGTACCATCGTCACAATCGACTCAACAAACAACTCCATCATCTAGTGGTGGTAGAACAGGAGCACAATCAATGTTTAAAGGTATATTTGGAAGCATGCTTACAGATGCATTATTTGTTATATAAAAATCAATGGAGAAATTATTAAAAGAAACTGGAATTAGAGATATTAAAGCTTTAAGTAATAGATACCCAAAAGCTGAGATTTATTTTCACCAAGATTTAGATGGAGTAACAACTGCCATTGCAATGAAAAAATACCTTGAAGACAACGGTATTGATGTAGTTGGAACACATATTATCCAATATGGTGATAAAGAATTTTCTGTTAAAAAAATAGATGCGACAGGTGACGTTATGCCAGTATTGGTTGACTTTGCTCATGGAAAACCAATGTTCGTAATTCATACGGACCACCACGATAGACAGGTTGGTGTAGAAAAAGGAACATCAAAACAATTTAGAGGAGCTCGTTCAAACGTTGAAACAATATCTCAAGTTGTTTCTCCAAAAGATTTATTTCCATCTTCAGATATATTATTAATTAATACAGTTGACTCGGCGGATTATGCGAAACATGATATCAATCCTGACCAAGTAGTTAACTATCTATATAGAATTGATAAAGACCAATCATTACAAAAAAATAAAATGTTATTAGGGCTTGTTATTAACAAGTTATTACTTGCATTTAAAAACAAACCAGGTTTTCTTGAAGGTTTGGTTATGGATTCACAACCATCTTTGTTGTCAATATTGAATAATATTAAAACTTGGATGAAAAAAACAAATGCTCCATCACCTGAAGAGTTACAAAAGAACGCTGAAAGTTATAGAGAAACAATGAAAGATTTCCCTAAAGTAAGTGATAATATCATATTCCAATATGGTGGAGGCTCAATGTTTAAACCAGGTTCTTATGACAGATATACACCATTTAGAAACAATCCTGAGGCCGATTTCCTTATCATGGCTTGGCCAATGGGGTTGGTTCAGGCATCATGTAATCCATTCAAAAAAGAAAGAGAACTTAAAGGAGTAAACTTAGGTGAGATTGCTCAAGAAGTATTAGGTAAATGGGAAAGTTCATTAAAAGATAGAACAGTTCCGTTGTCAACAATCAAATGGGTAAGTGAATCAGGTGTCAATCCTGAGAGTGTTGGGTTTACATTCAAAGACTTCAACGCGTTATATGGCGACAAATATATGTCAAATCAAAGAGGGGCAGACGCTTTAGAATATATTGAATCCATAATGGAAAAACCATTTGGAGAATTATCTGAAAAAGATTTGGATATCTTAGATAAGATTAATGTAAATGCTTGGGATTTGATTCAGGCTAATTCAGGAGGGCATAAATGTATTACTAATATCTCAGGTTTGAATTATTTAGGTAGAGGGAAAAGACCACCCCAAGGAAAATACAAATACGATTCTGAAAAAGAAGATTCACCAATGGTTAAGTTTACCAAGATGGTAGCTGGAGAATTTGAGAAAGTATTAAAGGAAAAAATTAAGGGATAGAATTAGAATAGATATTCAACCTTATCACCTTTTTGGATACCCAATTCTTTACAGGTTCCTGAAGGTAATTCAAGTACAATATTCCCTTGTCCACAGTAGTGTTCACACTCTTCTGTCTTACAAGGAGGACAATTATGATGTATTTTAACTACATGATTATTTTTAATCATAATAATGTCCAAAGGTACAATGCAATTTTTCATCCAAAAACATTGTCTCCTACCTCCCATTAAAAAAAGTAATCCCTCAAACCCATTGTCAAACTTTTTTCCCATCATTCCAATTGATTGGGATTTTTTGTCAACAAGGGTTTTGACTTTGAAAATATTTTTATTTATTCTTACATTCATAATGATAAATACTATGGAAACCAAAAGATACGTCGGAGTACTGATAAAGTATGGTAAACAAATACTTTTAGTAAAGAGGGCTGCCGATAAAGTTAAAGAGTCTATTTGGACAATTCCTGGCGGAAAAATGATTGAAGGATTAAAAATAAGGGAAGCCGCTCAACAAATGTTATTGGATACGACATCAATAGAAGTTCAGGTCGAAGAATTACACTTGGTCGGGTTAATCCCAAGAGAAAGTAAAGACGGTAAGAAAGATAAAGGATTAATGTATGTTTACTTATACGAGCCTATGATTGGTGTGTTACCAGTATTTGAATCCTGTAAGACTCCAAAGAAACATGTTCAACACGGATACTTCACAGTAGAGCATATACAATATTTGAACTGTGGAAAACATTTACCAAAATTTGTAAAAACAATTTTTAGTTAATCATTTGACTTTTGGTCATTTTGGAGTATATTTATAGTTCATTGTCTGAATAAGACAGAACACCTCCAAAAAA